GTATTTCCACTAGCTAGGTTTAGTAGGCCAAGTGACGTTCTTTATAAAGATACCATCTATTTCGGGTGTTGCACTAGATGGTAAATCTCTTAAAGACTGACGATAAGTTTTCCATGCTGTTGTTTCTGCAACTCCTGTTTCATTTGCTTTTGTTACGACCCAATCAGTTTCTTTTAATAAATTATCTCTGTGTTCTCTAAGCCGTCTTAAAGCTTCTCCATCTAATAAAACTTGTGCTTTTGTTTCAACTTCTGCTTTTGTTGGAATCGTACCAGTGTAAATTTCTGTATCCCAAACTATATTTTCATAGCTAGGATCTCCGCATATTTTTAAACCACCATTTGTATTTCCTATTAAGCTATATGCTGCTTCCCAAATAAAATCTGTTTTAGTTAAAGTCATCAAACATTCTCCAATTTATTTTGTACACCTACATTAAAATAATTATTAGTACCAGTTTCTAAAGAGCTTGTTATATACATTGATAATGATTGAGTTCCACTAGGGTCCCAAGGTATAATATAGAGATGTCTTAACACTAAAACATATTGATTATACGCTCGAAGATTAAAATATACTCCATCAACATTATAAGTTTTGCCAGTTTGATAAAGCCAGGCAGTTAAATAACCATGACTAGCACTAGAAGAATGATGATTTAATTCTACATACGCTGCAATTCCATAAACACTTGAACCGTTACAACTATGGACAGTACCTACTGTTTGATCGCCTGTCACATTACTGTAGGTCAAGTTAGTTGCTACATTTTGTTGCACAGTTGACGAACTTCCAACTTTAGGGGTAGAAGCAGCTGAAGTGCTTGAAATCCCAGTTAAGTTTGCTCCACTAATAGCTGGTAATGTACCAGTTATGTTAGCAGCTGGTATGTTTGTCAAGTTAGTAGCACTAATAGCTGGTAATGTACCTGTAATATTAGCAGCAGGTACGTTTGTCAAATTAGCCGCACTAATAGCTGGAAGTGTACCAGTTATGTTTGCAGCCGGAACTGCTGTTAAATTAGCTGCACTTGCAGCCGGTAGTGTAGCTGGAAATCTAGCATCTGGAACTGTGCCCGATGTAAGGTTACTAGCACTTAAAGCAGTTAAGTCCTTTGCTGTATTAGCCGCTACCGCTGTGTTAATTGCGTTGGCTAGTTTAGCTTCTGTGACAGCATCATCTGTGATACCGTCCGTTATGATTTTTGTTAATGCCATTATACTGCTCCTATAGCTTTAATAGATAATGTAGGAGCATTAAACATATCACTACTACCACCAGCATCCCAATGGTTTGTTTCGTGTAATACACCGGGATAATCACTACTATATCTATTTACTTGTACTTTTATTGTTTTATTAGATGTCCAGCTTGCAACCCTTCCAACAGTTGTATCAGCAGAACCACCAATATTAAATCCCCATCTGACACAATACTCATCTTCATAGTTTGACCTATAAACTCTTCTATATTTAATTACCTCATTACTATCTAACATTAATTTAAAATTGAATAATGGTTCATTACCACCATCATTAGAAATAGAGAATCTGAAATCGTACACAACTTGTTTTGTGCCTGTAGGGGGTGTATATGTAAAACTTGAACCAGCAATATCAGTAAATGTATTAGTAACATCATAACTACCCGTAGGTCCACTTACAGTATGATTTCCGTCTGATAGAGTTATAACTGAACCATCACAGGGAGTGCAGAACTCTTCTAGCACTTGCATCGTATTTGCATTACCAGCAGTACCAAAACTTAAAGTACCAGAACCATCAGTTTTTAATGCCTGTCCAGCACTACCATCTGTTTGTGGTAGTGTATATACGCTTGCACCGTTAGCTGTGTGTGCAAGCTGATTTGTTTTTATTGTGCTCATTTTTTAAATCCGTATAATGTGTACTGATACTGAGCAAATGTTCCGCTAGCAGGGAATATTTTAAATCCGTTAGGACTCACATCTTTTCTGAGACGTGAATGATTAGTTTCACCTTTATAATGACTACTTCCGTCAACTCTATCTATAATAGCGAAAACAGAGCTACCTGACAAAGGTTGAGCTTGTTGTGGTTTTAACGTTAGCTCTACATTCCAACCTTCGCCGGATTGATTTCCGCCAGAAAAAGCTATTAATGCACTATCGTCACTATTTCCTACGTTATCGTACATTGCTCCGTTATTACCAGCTACCCCAATATTTGTCCAGCTATAAAGTGTATCTGTTATATCTGCTGATCCTGTTCTCCAACGAAATCGAAGATTAGTATTATCAACGTTTGGTACACCTTGCCATATTAATTTATAATAATGATAAGTAGTATTATTTAAACTATCATATGTAAAAGTAGCATCTGATGGTGAAACATTAGAAGAAGCAAGTTTAACACAATCTTCTGTTAGAGTAACCCAACTTAAATTACCAGAGCCATCTGTTTTAAGAACTTGTCCAGCTGAACCATCAGCTACAGGTAACTTATATACATTGTCTGCACTACCTGTTGTTTGAGTTGGAGCGTCTAGTGCAACTGACCCTCCAGACTGTGCGTTTAATTTTATACTCATGCTGCAATCTCCGTTAATGTAAATGTAGAGATAACTGTTTTATCGTAACTAGAGTTATGTAGATATTGCACTCTATTAATATTAAATACATAAGTAGAATGGTAAGGAGATCCTACTTGTATCTTGTAAGCAATCGCTTGACCACTTGAATAAGTAGGATTATCTAATATTTTTATAGCAAAAGTTGCGAAAGCATTTGGCGAATTACCGGGTGACGCAACCGTTCTTATTGCATTACTACTATTTGGGTGTTGATCTCCTATATAATCAGTTAATTGAGAATAAGAGCCACCACCTATAGATCTAAATAGATTTAACGCTCCACTATTACCAGCACCCTGTAAATTAATATCTAGCAAAATTTTACTACCAGTTCCTGTGGGAGTAATAGAAGGATTGAAATTTGTAACATCTGCCATAGATGTTCCAGCAACATTTTGTACATCTTTTTTTATTACTTGTACAACTTGAAGAGTTTTACCTCCAACTCCTGTTGCTAATTTTGCAGCAGTAATTGACCCGTTTGCTACTGGTTCGTATCCGGTTATCGTACCGTTTCCGTTTATTGTTATTGCCATTAAACTATTGTCCAAGTTCTACCGGATGGGACATCTACTGTCACTCCGTTGTTTATTGTTATAGGTCCAAATGAACCCGCATTTTTACCGCTGGGAATAGTAAAATCATGGGTAACAATTTGTTCGTTACACCAGAATACTGCGTTACCACCAGAGTTACCTCCAGTTGCACCAGCTTGTAAACCTGTTAGATTCGACCCATCTATAGCAGGAAGTGCACCAGTCAAATAAGATGATGGTACTGAGTTAGTCCATGATGTTTGACCGTTTGCATCGGTTGTTAAAAAATAACCGTTCTGTATATTAACAGGAAGTGTAAGAGTATATGTAGCTCCGGCACTATGTGCTGGTGACTTAATTTTTACACCATGACTTTGTGCAGAACAGTTAAGTTGTAGTGTACCATCAGCACCTCCAGCACCACGTATTTCTACAACACCTGTACCATGTGGCTCTAGTTGTACATTACCATTAGTAGTTGATGTAGTAACTTTATGTGTTTTTACATCTAAATTTGCACCTAAAGCATTAGTCCAAGTTAAACCGCCTGTATTACCAGATTGTGCTGATAAGAAGTATCCATTAACTGGACTATTACTTACCTTTAACTTAGCTTCACTTACAGCATCAGATGTTAATTTAGCTTCTGTTACTGTGTTATCACTTGGTGTACCAATACCTGTAGCAGCACCAATCTGTGTTACATATATACTAGATCCACTAGCTGGAGCTGTACAGAATTTAATTCCGTTTGTCCCTTCTAAATAAAATCCTTCGTTACTTGCATTATATGAACCAGCATTTGGTTTCTGTATTACACCGTTAAGACTAACAAATAGTTGACCTACGTTAGTTATAGACGCTGCATTAGTGTCATCTCTTAAATCGTAAGAAACAATACTACCATTAAATGTAGGACTACCAGATGTAGCTCCATCAGGTACAACTGTAAGTAATTTAAAGTCTCCAACTGAGGCAACAGTATTATACTGTGTGTTACCTAAGTCATATACTTTCATTACGTTAGCATTTGTATCAAACCATAGGTCTCCGTCACCTAGTGCTGAACCGTCTGGATGAGTACTAGGAGCACTTCCACTAACTTGATACCTGTCGTTAAAATCACTAACTAAACTAGAAGCATTTGTAACTCCAGCTGGATCAATAACTTCTCTGTGAAAAGTATATGTATGTAATGTTGTAGTTGTTTCTACTAAAATTCCTTTTCCAGCTTCAATAGTATCGCTATCAGCCATACCATTAATAGTTACTGTATTTCCAGATCCAGCTCCGTTTGCAATAGTTGCAACTCCACTTCCGTTAGAAGTTAAGTTACTTGCTAAAGCTTTAATACTAACTATAGTTCCAGCACCATCATTGATGTCTGGGTTAGTTGCAGGGAAACTTGTTTCGTTTGCTATTGGTGCAAAACCACCTACTTCAGTTACTAGCTCTACTATTCTTTCGTTAACAGCTTGAGCTGAAGGTATCTGTACATCAGTTGCACTTCCACCAATAGTTGTAACTATGCTCTTACCGTCTAGTAAGTTTAGTTCTGCTGTAGATGATGTTAGACCATCTAGTGTTTGAACTTCTGCTGTGTTTAGATCAGCTAAAGCTCCAGCAGTTCCACTACCCATTGTAGCTAGTTCTGTTAGTTCAGCATCTAATGGTTGTTTACCATCTATCTGTGACTGTATTCCAGATGTAATACCAGCAGCTTGGTTTAATTCTGCTGTTGTAGCTGTAATTCCGTCTAAAACATTTAACTCTGTAGCTGTAGCGGTTACGCCATCTAAAATGTTTAATTCATTAGTTGTAGCTGTAACGCCATCTAATATATTTAATTCGTTTGTAGTTACTGTCGCACCATCTAATATAGATAATTCTGTTGTCGATACGCCATTAACTGTTCCAGTTGTTGCTATATTTTGTGAACCAAAGTCAGGAGATATTTTAGTACCAGCTATTGCAGCTGACGCATTTACATCAGCATTTACAATAGTACCGTCATTTATCATTGTTGACGTAACAGTTCCTGTATCTCCAGTTGTTATAACCGTACCTGTGGTATCAGGCAATGTAATAGTTTTGTCTGATGTAGGATTGGCTACTGTTAATGTAGTTTCATGTGCATCTTCTGCAGAACCTTCAAAAGTTAAATTTACATTCTGACCTAAATGTAAATTTCCAGTCATCGTACCACCAGTAGAAGCTAACTTCTGCTCGTTATACTCCATAGCCTTCCGCATTAATTGCAGTTGGTTATTATTAAGGTCATCAGATGTAACTGAAGCTCCGGGAGCATAAGTTGCTCTTGGTGTAGGATTACCTAAATCTGTTTCGGGTCTTATTGTTATAGTACCACTAGACAAATCAGCTCCACCAATATGTATAGTTTTTGCTGTAGTGTCTACTGTATATTCTCGGGGTGAGGCGGATTCATCTATTGTGCCAGCTTGTAGTGTTAGTGCTATACCATCTAACAATACTACTACTTCTGACCCTTTGAATACATCGAAACTCCCTGAGTAGCTAAATGTATTCGCAGCTCCCGTATTCTGGGAGTGTGTTTTTGTTACTTTTGTATGTGCCATTTAGTTCTTAGGGAAGTTGTCTGTTTTTCTTGGATTACCTAAATCTAAAATTTCATTTCGATTGTCTCTTGTACGAGATGTGTGTCCATCTTTTTCAGACATTAATTTTTGTACAGAAGCATATCCGGGATGGTCAGGTTTAGTAATTTGTGCCCAAGCTTTAGATCTTGCTTGGTTCATAACATTATCTATAAGAGTGTTATGTGGATATGTATTAGGATTAATATCGTATGCAGCTGGATTATTTACATTAACTTTCATTTCACGCATTGACTTCTGAACATCAGGTCTACTTGCTAAATGATTTAATGCTTCTTCTACATTCTTAAACTTTTTAAATCCTATTGTTATAGGAACTGTACCTATAGCATTTTGAAAATGTGCTCTTACACGTGCATCTTTAGTAAATGAATAACCACCGTATGCATATGTTGTAGATTTTAAATCATAATTACTATCTAATAATAACTTTCTACCGGGAGTGTCATTTCTAATATCTAACTGTATAGGTGAAACAGCATTAAAAGATCTACCTACAATGTTCCAGTTATTAATTGGTTTACCATTTAACAGGTCACTTTTGTTAGGTAATGGATCTAATGCTAATGCTTCACTAGCTAAGTTTCTGTTTCTAATAGAAGACCACATATCAGAGTTAAGTTCTTTCATGTGTGGGTTAATCCATTTACCAAACTCATTACGAGCACCGGCTAACGGAATACTATTGTTAAGTAAATTAGCTGTACCTTTGGTTAATGCACCGGGTTTCATCTGTGATATCTGCATTAATTGATCTAAACCAGACATATATGTTTTACCTTGTAAACCTCTACCTACCACAAATGCAACCGCTTGTAATCTTTTTTCCGCCCATTCTGTACCCATAAGTTCCATATTATCACCGATGTCAGCAATAGTAGAAAACATAATGTTGTATGGTTCTAAAGATCTATAATCAAATCCCACATCACCTATATAAAAATGATTAGGTTTCCAACCGGCATTCATCCATTGTTGTTTAAGCTGTCTATCAGCAGGACCATTACCAGTTAATTGACCAGCCATATACATACCACCCATTGTGCTTACAACAGTAGCACCCATTGCTTGTCTACCTGCTAATAAACTTCTTGCAGCTTTTAAATCAGCAGCATTTTTAATACCATACTCTGCTAGTTCTGTAAAATCAGTACCTTTGTGAGTTAGTATTGCAATAGATTCTTTGTGTAATAAACCTAATAATGGTGTGTTTTTATATGTAAAATTAAGACCATTAACACCAGTTCTAGCAAATAAATAGAAAGGTTTAATTAATGGTATGTTACCAAATAAATTATCCATCTTAGCAGCTGTACCTTTTAACTCAGATGTTAGAGTAGCTTCTCTAAATTGCTTTTCTAAGAAAGAATCAGCAGCCATATTAATATTACCATCACCATCTAATAGATGTCCATAATGTAAATCTTCAGCTTTTTTCAACATTTCAGGAGTAATTTTTGCAAAATCATCTCCTACACTTTCCATTGCTGTACGCATTGCAAGTTCTTTAGATCTAGATCTTACTAATAAATGTTTAAAAGTATCATCAACTGCAGCTAGTGCACGTGGAGACCAACTAAATAATTTATTATTAGTTAAATTTCTAGTAATGTTGTTTATATAAAATGCTGCTTTTTCACCATCAGTACCACGTTGTTCTACGTGAATACGTTTAGCTTCAAACAATTTATCAGCTTCGGTATCTACTTCTGTAAATCTAGTTTGTATATCTGCAATATTAGCATTAAACTTAGCATTCCATTGTCTTTGGAATACTTGGTATGCTTCAGGTATAAGCTCAAACTGTCCTTTTAATTTAGCTATAGATGCTTTGTAAGTAGCAACGTCGTTTGTAAATGGTAAACGCATAGTTGCACCAAGTGCTTGATTAATAGTGTTAAGGTAACTGTTTACTGTAGTACCCATCAAAGCTCTTAACGGAGTTTTAGGTCCACTAAGTATACTCTGTACCATAACTTTTTGTAAACCTTTTACTAATTCACCAGTCTTTACTTCACCATTAAACTTACCACCAACTATTTGTTGCTTCATAAATGCATCAAAGTCTTTCCAGTTATGTATATCATTGGAAACTTTAAATACGTCTAATACGGCTCCAGCAAGCTCCTCATCGCCTGTTTCACGCATCATGGCTGTCATTGTATTAACAGCTTCTTTTGTCTCCTGTAGGAGGCGTTTAGACTGTGCTTTGGATGCTTTGTTTAATGCAGCAATATCCTTAGGTGTAAGTTTACCACCCTTTGCTTTTAACAATTCGTTAGCTTGATTCCATATAAACTGTGTTCTTTTTACCTGATGTAAACCTGTAACTAAATTATCTGCAACGTTTTTTATTGGACCATCTGTAGCAAATATGTCAGTTTTACCTATCATTTCACTAGATGTAGCAGAGAGATCTCTTAATTGCATAAGTAAACTCTTCATAACTGCGTTCTGAACGTCAATATTTTGTACCGCCCAACGGTCAACCTCAGACATTTTAGTCCATTTTTTATTTAATTTAACATCTTTATCTAAAAATTCACCATAAAAAGTAGCGTCATCTACTGTAGAAGCATCTCTACCTAACAAAGTTTCTTTGATATCTTCTAATGCTTCTGCTGATCTTTTACCTATAGTCTTATTATTAGGATCTATACTATCTAAATATCTTTGATAGTTTTCATCAGCAACTAATTCTTCACCTTTTTTAGCAAGATCTATATCATTAATACCAGACTTAGCACCTTTAGCCATGTCTGTTTGACTTACTACAGAGTTAGGACTACCCTTTTTACCTGAAAATTTAGTATGTTTAATCTCTTGTATATCTTTTATTACCTGTGTTAGACCATCTCTAGCTTTAGTTAAACCTTGACCCATCATTTTAGAGCCGTTTTTGTAGGCACCATACGCTGATTTTAACGCACCATCAGACATGTTTTCTTCTGTAAATGCATTCTTAAAACCATCTGCTAGTTTATTTACTTGTTCTCTACCAGCTTCTGCTAAGTCAGTTAGTTGTTCTTGTTGTTTTTCAAACCAATACTTTTGGTTTACAAACTCTGAATCTATTTTAGTAGACCAAGACTTAGTACTAACAGCAAATTGATCCATGTTCTTTTGTCCCCAACGTGTTATTTGTCCGGGAACCTCAGGTAATTTACCTAACTTTCTAGCACCGTGAGTAAATATAGATTGTCCTAAACCTCCAATACCTACGACACCGAGTGTCCCATAAGCTGTTTCAGTAACAATAAAATCTAACTGTTTAAATAATGGTGAGTTAATACCCTGTGCAATCTGTGGTGCAAACATAGCACTTTCAGGATACTGTTCAAACAATGTCTGGAAAAATCCATCTTCTTGTATCATACCTCTACCATCTTCTTGTAGGTTAGAAAATGCAGCTAAAGGTAAATCAGATATAAGAGTTGTTTTAGCACCACTCTTTACCAAGTTTATACCTTGAACTAATTTCTGCCTACCAAAGAATCCTGTAGCTGGTTTTATAACTGTTGTACCAATACCACCACCTATCTTAGATACGGCTACAGCTTTACCACCACTAAGTGTAGGTTTTAAAAACATTCCTGCTCGTATTAAAGTTGGAGATTTTAATGTAGCTCCTAGTGCTATTGATTTAGTTCCAACAGCTCCTGCTACTCCACCAGTTACGATAGTAGGTATTGCCCAATATGCAGCTTCGTATGCTAAAAAATCACCTGCAGATCTAGATATGTTATGGTTGGCTAAGTATTCTAATGATTGCTCGTTTTTAGTTTGTAGTAATCTTTCATCTAAATCAGAGTTTTTAGTTAATAAACTAAGATCTCCTTCTTCAGCTGCAGACGCAATACGTCCTGATGCTTCTAAAGTTAAACTAGATAAATCAAATAAAGCTCCAGCTGTGTTCTGTCTTAAACCTTCAGCTACATTACTATTGTATCCTAACCAACCTTCTTCTCCCATACCAGCTTCAGACAAAGCATGTCTTCTTCTAACGTTAATGTATCTAGCCATGTTTTGACCAGCACCATTCTGTTGCCATAGTGCTTTAGCTCTAGACATTAATGTTGGGTTTTCTAATCCTGCTAACCACTCAGCTGTAAGTTGTGCATCAACTTCTGGGTTTAATCTTTTAAGTTCTGGGTCCCAATCTTCGTGATTGGTAGTATCAAAAAAGTCATCATATGTAATTTGTCCATCACCATTATGATCATATCTAGTGGTAAGTTCAGCATCATTTCTAATCATAGTAAATGCTTGCATTTGTTTTTCTAGATTATTACCATCTTTAAATAATTCACTTAATATTCCTTCTTTTTCTTCATTATAGGAATAATTTAATTTTAAAGCTCTTCTTACTCCTTCAGGAGGTAACTTACCACCATAAGCTTGCATAAGCTGCTCATCAGATATCATTCCATTTTCGTCTGGAACAAAAAAACTGGTAGTAGCTTTAGGCTGAAATCCAGTTTCCTCTTGTGGTTTTGGTTGTGGTAATGGGTTTTGTGTTTCTACTGCTGTAGGTTGTATGTTTTCTTCGGGTGTTGTTTGTTCTTCTAATGATTGAGCTGCAGCGATTTCTTCAGGTGTACGAAAATCTTCTTCAGGATATGCATTTTCAATTTCTTCTATCCTATCTTCGTAACCCTCTACCTCGTAAGTATCATCGGTATCACCTACATCATTAGGGTCTAATTTTAAAATGTCCATAAATAATTATTGTAAATGAGATAATACTTCTTCAGGATCGTCCCAAACTGAGGTTGGAATCTTAGAGTCAGGAAACGCATCTCTTAGTAATTGAACAGCATATATATAATTTTCTTTTGTAGGATTTTGTTGAGCACGTTCGACAGCTTTTATAACTGATGAAAACTTGTGTGGATCAGCAATAGTTTTACCATCCTCATCTTTACCTTCATATAAATTATATAACTGTGGACGTTCATCTGTCCATAAACCTTTGTGACCTACAGTCTTTAACTGTGCATCTACAAGACCCATCCAGTTAATGTTGCGACCACGTGCTAAACCTTTGTAATACCTGACCGCTCCTTTATCTTTAAGAACACCTTTGTTGTGTCCATATTTGTTAATGTTATTTATAATACTATCAAGTTGTTTTTTGCCGTAAGCTCCACCTATAGGTTCTTCAAAAATAATATCAGGATTATTCATTAATTGTTTTTTACCTTTAGCAATTTCTGCTACCCTAACATGACCTTGTTTTTGTTCACCTTGTATAATAAATTCCTCTGCAATATATTGAGGTTGACGACCCTCTTGATTTGTTTTTCTTATATGTGTTATAACACCTTCAGAGTTTGGAATAACTTCTCCTGTTTCTTTGTCTGTAACTGATTCAGCATTTAATGCATAATAACTAGCTTGACGTTCTGAATATCCCATAGCTACATATCTATTAAATTTTTCATGGTAATCTGCTGTAGCATTAACTAAAGCTACTTCATATTGAAGAGTCTTTTCATTACCTTTAAGACCCATACCATCAAATACTTGGTTAAGAGCAGCCGATATTTGTTTATCACCACCAAACTGTTCAATGCTTGCTTTTTCTAATTTACTTGCTTTTTCTCTATATTCTACAGCTGCCTGAGGATGAAATTGATCTAACTGTTGATTAGTTATAAATCCATTTTGACTAGCAATTAATGCTTCTATTTCTTGTGTATCTTCTCTTTGATCTCTCATAGTAAGAGTTTCATAGTTAGTTACACTAGAAGGTATAGTCAAACCTAAATTACCAAAATCTCTTTTATACTGATTTACTTCTTGTGTAGATAGTGGTTGAGTCCTAGCTTTTTCAATAAACTCTACTTCTAAACTTTTACCTGCAGTTTCTAAATTTTTTAGATCATTATCAATTTTTTTAGTATAACCATCTTTAATTAGTTGTTGTAACTTTCCAGACTTTCCGGGCCAATGTTCAGCATAAGTTGTACCGGGTTTAGCACCTAGTTTTTTAGCTAATCTTTCAGGCATAGGTTGATTTAATACTTGAAACGCATAACCAGAATCATTATTATTTATACCTTCTGTAACTATCATACTTTCTAATGCTTCCCATGCACCAGTATTTCCTATTAACTTATTAGAACCATCCATGGTCGCACCAGTTTTAACAAGATAATGATAAATATCATCACCAGTTTTTTGACTAGATTTCCAAGTTAGTTCTGCTTTACTTCTAGTTTGAGAAGAAGCTTCAATGTTAAATCTTTGTCTATATCTAGTAATAGCTTGATCTTTTGCATCGTCTATAGCTTTGTTAGTACCAGCTAATTCTAGTAGTTCTGGAGAAAACTTATGTAAACCTGCATTTCGTCTTATATCTTTAGCTATAATTTGTACAGCTGCCTCTTTAAAAGGCATACCATGTATATTATTATCATGTAATTCTTTAGGCGTAAAAGTTATATTTTCAATTTTCATTGCTTTATCGCTAGTCATCATAGCATGATCTAACTTATCAGCAAATGTATCGTTAAAAGCAGTTAGCTTTTCTTTCATATAACCAGCTTGTTCCCAATTAGACATCTTGGTTAAACGATCAGCTTCAGGATAAATATCTGGACCTGAGACTTTTAACATTTCTGCTTTTATCTCATGGTATCTAGTATCCTCTTCAGTTAAGGTACCTAATTGATCTTGTAACTCTACTAATCTTTCTGCATTAATTTCAGTTTGTTCTTGAGCCATCATTGCACCACGTGCATGTGCCTCGTCCTTTTGCTTTTGTCTTATGTTTTGTAAAGTTTTAGAAAAAGCATTTAGTGAATCTTGAAATTGTCCGGCTTCTCGAATACCACGTTGACCCATAGTATTAGCCATGGCTGTACGTTGAGCGTTAGCTTGTTGAACGTTGGTTCTTTCACGAGACCTCATTCGTTCAATGTTTCTATCATATGAACTACTCATTCAAAAGCTCCTGCTGCAGTAGCACCTAAGGAAAAGATTAAACTAGCTGACGACTTTTTCGGTTCCATTTCTGGAGCCATTGGTGTCGGTCCATGTATAGGAGCAAATCTAATATTTTCATACAAATCTCTAGATTTAGATCTAGCTTCTTCAGCTTGTATATCTTTAGAAACCATTGATTCTTCTTTAGACATCATGAGATTATGTAGTATTTCAGATTTTTCTTGTCCTAATTTTTTAGCACTTTGACCTGCTAATCGAGCTGCAGTCCGACC